AGAAGATAGTCTTCTAATGGATGGAAAGCAGGGTGCATTAGATGCACTTACTTTCTTGGATGATTTGTGTTCGATGTTTGTTGGACAACCAGAAGGTCGTGCATCAATGACTGTTAAGTGGGATGGATCTCCTGCTGTGTTCTGTGGAAATTATCCTGGTACTAGTAGTTTCTTTGTTGCTACTAAGTCATTGTTTAATAAGGATGCAAAGATCAATTATACTAAGGAGGATGTTAAAAGGAATCATGGACATGCTTCTGGACTTGTAGCGAAATTATATGATTGTTTAGAATATATTCCACGTCTTCAAGGTACGGATATCTATCAAGGAGATCTTTTGTTTACTGATGATGCTGAGGAAGGTGTTATTGATGGTAGGAAATGTATTATTTTTACACCTAATAAGATTACATACTGTATTCCAGAAGGTGATGAGTTATATGATAAAGCTAGGAAGGCAAAATTATGTGTAGTATTTCATACGCAGTATGTGGGTAATAGTATAGAGAGTTTATCTGCAAGGTTTGGTGGGAAATTTAATCTGAACTATGATGTACCTGAAGTATTAGTTATTAGTGCAGATATGGCAGCATTGGGTACTAAGGATGTAATTACTGAGAGGGAGATTAAAAAGTATAGAGATATGAGGAAGGAAACTCTTAGACAGATTGAGATTGCTGGTGATCTTATGGATCTTATGTCTGAACATATCAATTCACCAAAGAATACATGGTTACTTGGACCACAAATGAAGATCTTTTTTAATAAGTTTGTACGTGATAGGAAACCAGTAAGTAATCCTGATAAGTTTGCTCAGGAGTTTTGTGACTGGTGGAATGCCAAGTTGGGGAAGGAGATTGCTGGTAAGAAACAACCCAAATCAATTTCTAAATATAAATTACATAGGAGAGATGGTAGAGAAATCATAAACAATAATATGAAAGAGCTTGCTGCACTTGTCACAGTATATAAATCTATACAGGATGCCAAGCTTCCTTTTATTGATAGGCTTGGAGATGCTCAGGGAAGATTTGGTACATTCTTTAGGGATGGTGATGGGTTTAAAGTTACTAAGCCAGAAGGTTATGTTGCTATTCAGTATGGTACGAAAGCATATAAGCTTGTTGATCGTTTAACTTTCAGTGCTGAGAATCTGAACAAATCACCTAATATCTAAGATGGCTGACGAATTAAAAAGAGTTGTATTTTGTTGGGGTAGGATGAATCCACCTCATATTGGTCATGAAAAAATGATTGAGTTCACTAAGGATCAAGCAGGAACTGATGACTGGTGGGTTATGGTCACACATTCTGAAGGTGGTAAGAAGAATCCATTACCCTATGATAAAAAGATATTTTATTTAAAGAAGATGTTTCCTAATTATGCTAAAAACATTTATGAAGGACCAGCATCTCAAACTATTATTAAAGTAATGCAATTCTTTCAGCCAGATTATGATCATGTTGTAGCTGTTGTTGGTGATGATCAATTTGCTTGGCTGGATAGTATGCTACCTAAACAAAATGGTACAGATGACTATACATTTGATAAGATAGAAGTGTTGAATGCTGGTAAAAGAAAGAAGGGTGCTATTGGTGCTGAAGGTGCTTCATCTACTTTGATTAAACAACATGCAGAGAAGGTAGAGACTAGAGCTTTCTATAACATGCTTCCCGATAAACTTTCCGCATCTCAGAAGAGTGATTTGATGGCCGCGGTCAGGAAAGGTATGGGCTTATAAATAAACTTGATATGTACACATATATTAATGAAATCTTTTTCGGACTTCGCGAAGAAAACTCAAGTTGCGGAAGCAAAGATCACCAAGGACAAGTTCTATAAGAACGAAGTCTATAAGAAAGGTGAGTGGGTTTTAACTGAGAACGGACAGGTTGGAAAGATTTTACGTCGCGGACCTAACTATGTACTGTGTTTAACTGCTGAGGATACAACCTTCCGCACTTGGATCACAAACATACAGGAAGTTTTCGAGACTGGAACTGATGCGTATCGAGAGTATGTAATGTCGCTTACTCCTGGCCAGAAGGTACAGAAACCTGCAGGTACAGTTGCAGTTAAGCAAACAATCCCTACCGACCCCATAAAAGATAAGATGGATCACCACGAGCAAAAGTCTTTAGCACAGTATGCTGCTGAAGCAATAACAAAGAACGCTAAGTTTGAAGGACCAGTCGTACAGAACGATGTCCAGAAGGAATGGAGATTTGATTACTCCGCTAAGATGGCTAGTACAGACATCAAAGGTAAGGGAGCTGATGGTGTAGGTGGTGGTGATGCACCAGGTATGAAACTTGCTGAACCAAAGGGTGAAGAAGGTAAGCCAGGCATAAAGAAAATAAAACATTCATGTGTCACTAAGGTAGAACATCCAGAGTGGGGTGCTGGTAACTGTTTATATGGAGAGCATACTCTCACTGAAGATGGATTAGTAACACACTATGATATTATGTTTGAGCATGGACTAGAGAAGAATGTTTCTGTTGAATCATTTGAAGTAGTCAAGGAAGTTGTGCATGAGCACACTGCTAGACCTGATCAAGCACAGGATGAAGTTAACACTGAACTACCTGCAGGACCACATGGAACTACATTTGTAGAACCTGCAATTAAGTCAGAAGAAAAGACTGTTAAAGAGAAGAGATCATTCTCATCTTTCAGGAGCATCTCTGAAAAAAAGTAAAAGGCCCAATAGAGGTCATGCCGGAGTTGGAAGATCCTGATGGGCAAAAGCATGGTGCAAACGAGAAGATGAAGAAGGTTCCTAAAGAAAAGGAACAATCAGCTTGCAATTATACGAAAAAGGGTGTAGACTGTCCAGTACACGGAATGAAGGAGTGTCCTAAGAGGGCAACCGACCCATAATATGCGAAAAATTTGGCAAGAGGATATGATTTCACATCTACCCTCATTTCAGAATGTAAAAGTACATCATAAATGGATCATCCCAGAGATCTTAAAGTTTGTAGAAACAAATCAACCTATTCTAGAAGAGTGGGTATTAGATAAGTGGGTTGAGGATAGGAACCTTGGTAGGGTGCAGCTTTGGGATGGCTCATGGACAGTAATTCCTTTGCCACTTAATGCTATAGGTACTACAGCAACAGAAGAAGACTTTGAACTCAGCGAGATGGTATCATTCGTTGAGTTATTTAATACTACGGTAGAGAAGGTACAAGAAGTACTCCCTAAACTTACGGAGAGTATGAAGGAGTGTTGTCCTTTATTCCATTTAGCATTACAACCTGACATAGAGGCTAAACTATTAAAGAGTTGTACTATAAGTAAGTTATCTCCAGGTACAAAGATCAATCCTCATAGTGGTGACATAGATTCATTGAGGTTGCATGTACCTATAGTTACTGATCCAGGTGCATGGATAAGTGTACGTGGACGTAAGAGAACATGGGAGGTGGGAAAACCATTTGCTTTTCATGATCACGATAAACATTGGGTACAACATAACGGTTCTCACGACAGGATTGTAGTTATACTTGACTATTCTTTGTCACAACTTGAAAAGGAAGGTGTCATTATAGAAAAATGGGAAGATGAAGAGGACTATATATAACAGCACATTGTTATAGCTATGATTAATTTTTTAATGCCCATCGCGATCAGTATTCTCAACAAAGCAGTTGATAGGATACCTGATGATCTTGACTCTGTTATAAAGGACTTCTTAATTAAGTTACTTAAGAAGGCTGCAGCCAAGACAGGAAACAAAGTAGATGATGAACTAGTTGCTGCTTTAGCTAAAGCATTACTAGAATCCTGATCTCATAAATAAAATATAGATAACTTATAGAATTGGAGTGTCCCAATGTCCCTTTACGGAAGTGACGATAGCAACGCCAACAAGACCAAAGCGGGGATTGGTGTAGCTGCATCGTCAAATACGAAAACTATCGTCTTCATTGACGATACAGAAGCGCAACTAGCAGTCAATAAAAACAAAGGACTTAGCGGTCCTGGCTGGTGGGCTGTCGATACCTATACAGACTGTCATGGTAAGACACGCTTCAAAACAGAACATCTAGTAAATATCTGTGGACCAGAAGCAAACGCATCTGAGACACAAGCTGATGATACATTAGGTGCAGATATTACTTCTACAATCACTCCAGGAACAGTTGCTAGTGTAACTACATACGCTCCTGCTGGTGCAGTTGCAGTATTCAGTGACAACGGTGCTGCTGATGGATCCAGAACTGCT